TTCAATGATTTCTTCTTCAATGGCTGACGCGGCTTTATTGAATGCCTTGGCCCACATTGCACAGGCATCAATAAATTCAACGGCCATGTCTTTGCCTGAGCCGATATAAAAATGATTGGTACCACCATCACCTTTTTCAGTGGCAGTAGTCAAAACTGCATCAGCAGCTTCGGCCCATGTTAGGCCTGTACGTCGTGATTTTTCAGCGATTTTTAAGACACTATCATCTTCCATCCAGTTCTTCTGATAAGGCAGAAGTACTTCATTTGGATCGTAGTCTTTGTAGATGGCAAGGGCAGCACCCATTATTTCAGCCCTAGAATATCTTTCTTGATGGTATCAATCGCCTCTTTGCTCATGCCTTGGCCACGCAATGATTGTTCTGCCACATCAGCTGCTTGTGCAGCTGCTTCTTTGCGGATTTGTTTCTCACGCTCTTCATTCATATTGGCTGCTGATTCTAAGCGCTGAACAGCCAGAGCAAGTTGAGCCAACATTTTAGGTGCGGCAGGTTGTTCAGCTTCAGACATATTCATGGCGGTATCAAACGCCATTGTCCTGATGATTTCATTAATGAGCTTGCCGACTTGACCTTGAGGCGCTGCGCCTAGTTTGCCAATCCACATCGATGCCATTTCACGTGACTGTTGCAGTTTTGCACCGACGCTTTCCATTTTCATTGAATAACGATTAACCGCTGATTTACTGACTGTTTCATGGCCTTGCTGTTCTAATATTTCATTGATTTGTGCCGTTGCATCCATTTGTGATACACGAGGGTCGCGTAGCAGTGCCTGCAGCTGCTCTAAGATATCTGACGGCAATTTATCAATGGTTGATGGGCGAGCCATTATGGCCTTGGCCTCGCTATACCATCCACACGACCACGGCCTTTGGCAATATCATCACCACGACGAGAGAGCTTGGCCACGAGTAAACCGCCGATATCTTCTATAGTGACTAGGCCTTGTTCTTCGAGCCAGCGTAGTTCGGTACGAACGCGGTCAATTGATACGCCGTGGCCAAGTTTAGACAGGAACATTTGAAGGATATCTTGATTGTGTGAGTAATCTTCGTCTTGGGCCAGCGCTTGCAAAATGGCAAGGCGAACATTCTGAGTCACTAATTGATTAAATTCTGTCAATGTTTGCCTCCGTTAAGTAGATGTTCATTTATCAGTGATAATTGTGATGTCATCGCTTTCATTGCGCCTGACATCTCACTGATATCTTGGCTCACGCCATTTATACGGTTGTAGATATTGCTTAAGTCAGTGTGCGTGGGCGCGTTTTTCATTTGGCCTTCAACTTGAACAACTCGATCTTTTAATTTGAGCACTGCATCATTCACTTGTTCAATTTCCTTCTTGTTGACGCGGCTTTTATTCGATATCCAGTTATGAAGAATGCTTGCTAATAGGCAGATAGATAGAAAAACATCAAACCAGAATTTCATCGCGTTGTAATCTAGTTCCATTAGCGGCGCTCCCTTATTTCTTTAATCTCTTTACATTGCACACATCGGACTGAATCAGGCCGTGCTTCTAATCGTTTTTGTGGTATTTCCTCGCCACAATCCAAGCAATAACGAATGCCGTTTTCTTCATCTGGTTGTTCGGTCTCTTTGCCTTTTTCTAGTTGAGCCTGCAACGCTAGATCGCGGTTGCGTTGTTCCTGTCGCTGGCCGCGATCTATTTCATCCATTTGTGATCTTTTCCTTGTTTAGAATGCGTTTTGCTACTGCCCCCAAAATACCGACCTCAGGGGCATGGCCAGCTGCCATTTGTTTATCTTGTGTTCGTTTATTGACAGAAACTCCTAGAACAGCCAAGGCAATGCCCCATAGTGTAATAAGGGAACCTGATAGCAATGCAAACTGTTGAACAGTTGTGGCGAGCTGGTCTGGCGACTCAATGGCTATGTATACAAATACGAACGTGAACCCCATCATTTGGATAGCCCATGATGTGGCTACTGCATAACCATAAAATGGCCGCCAACGCCTAACAAACCAATCCAGGCTTAGAGCTTCAACTCGTATTGTTTTGTTAACTGTTTCAAGACGAACATTTTCAGCTTGATATTGCTCAATAACAAAGTCATTCATTTGCTGTTGCAGCTGTAGCTGTAGCTCTGGATTTGCTTGGATGTAGTCGAGTGTCTGCTTTGGGTCTTCTGTTCCGGCTAGTGCGTTGGCAGCACCCACTACTTTTGAGGCAACGGCTTCGGCCTTATCACCACCTAATAGTTTAGCCAGACCAGGAACAAATTGAGCGAGAGCTAATGCGGTAGTAATGATTGGCATCGTTACTCTTCCTCTTTAATATAGATATGATTTTCCATTGGTTTCATACCACCATCTAACCATTCAGAAACGTCGAATCCTGGGCAAGTCTTTCCAGAATTAACATCTCTGTGACCAATAATATCTAAGTCATCGATGTAGGTTTGAAACCCTTGGATAGCTGTTTTTAGGGCATGCCATTGTGCTAGGCTGAATTTATCGGTACCCATTAGACAGATTCCAATGCTGCTAGCATTGTGATTCTTAGCGTGAGCACCTGTTTCGGTGAGGTTTCTGCCAATAGCCTGATCACCATTAGCATAAATAACTAAATGATAGCCAACGCTTCGTAGATGTGGCTGCTTCATCTTATAGGGGGTTGATTCCCACACTGACTCGCCTAAACGAGCATCTGGGTGACGTTTAAATCCTCTGGCATGATGCCATAGATCAATATCTTCAATCGTATCACCACGACCATTAGGCGTATCAGCGCAATGAATGATAATGGTATCTATTGTATTTAGTGGTCTGTATGTGCTCATGGGACACTATGATGCTGTGTCCTAGATACAAAAATGCCCTGAATAGTTTCAGGGCATTGGTGGGAGGTTGTTATTTAGTAAAGCAGGTTTTGTTCAATTTGTCGATCAAAGTGTCGGTTTCGATCCTTTTTTTACGTTACGATGGGCTATTCTGATGTAAACACTAGCACGCCGATAGATATTACTATTGCTACGAATAACGACTCAAACAAGGCTGAAAACAGGCCTTTTTTATCTTTTAAAATAGGCACGATTTCCAAGGCCATCATCACGATAAAAACAATAAAAAATGTGTAAATAGGCATAACTATTCCTTTTGAGTACAACTGCTACAACTGGTACAACTTATCATATTCAGTTGTAGCGGTTGTAGCAGTTGTTAGTGTAACGTTTGTTTTTCCTGTTAAGTACGGTGTTAGGCGTCACGCTGACTGTAATGGTATGAACCGTCAATTAGGTCTTGCGTCATTGTGATTGTGCCGGTTAATTTCGGGGCTATCGGCCCTCCATCAGCCTTAAATCCTTTATTTACCAAAAATCTCTCAATAGTAAACTCATCGGTTAAAGCGTTACCCATTATGTCTTTTTGCGTAATTACGGCACGCCTAACAACAGGTTCTACGGCGGACAAACCTTCCTCCGCGCCTATTTCGAAAAAGCCGTTGTTATCCCCAACACCTTCGCATTCAATTCGTTTCATCGTTAATCCTCGGTTTGCCCGTAAACGCGGGGGTTATATTTTGCCACGCGCGCTTTCAGTCTTTAACAGTTCCGCCGCTGTTCTTAGCGCTCTACTTACAGCCTCTGGCGAGTCATCTTCTATCTCAACCCTCTGATGCCGGTCGTTTTTCCAATCAATACGGATGGCGCGTTTCTGTCCAAAATCATGTTCAATCCAAATTTTCTTTAGCCTTGCCACTCTTACTCTCCTAAAAAGTTGAAATATAACAACCCTAATCAAGCGCGGACTGTAAAAAGCACAGCCGCTTATTAAAAAGGTTTATACCAAACTATAAGTATATACGCCTTTTACTTTTTCACTTTTCCAGTGAATACCATCAAATCTATCCAGGCGAACACGGGCTGTTTTGTCATCTTTTTTATACCCTACAGCATCGAGTAAGGCAGTTTTATTGAGTTCAACATGCACCTCTAATGCTTCCTCTATTTTTTTGATAAAGTCTTTATCTTCTGGACTTAGCTTTACTTCATCTAGTTGTAGGTGGCTTAACTCTAAGTCATCGACAAAGACCCTTAACCCTAGGTCGCCGAGTGATACCCGCGCTTTGTCTACTTCTAATAAAAACCGAAGTTCACCGACATCAGCATCTACTTTCGTTAGCTTAAACATATTATCAACGCTGTTGCGTAGATTATTTGAGCCGTCATAGCCTGCACCATTCTTGGTAGAATGATGCAGCGCTAATACGGTGCCACTTGCATTTCTTATTCGCTTGAGAAAGTCACCAATACGCATGGCAGCAGCATCGCTTTTCACATCACCTAGATCGCGAAGGCTATCAATAATAAACAGAGTGTCTTTATAGTTTTTACCTGTGGCTTGTAACTCTATTTGTTCCATCAAGCTTTGAGCGTCTATATCTAGCTTTTCACCGCTTACATAGATTAAACGTTCGCTATTATTGATTAGTTTCACATTGATTCCACGTTCTTTTAGGGTTAAGACGCCGTTATCCATATCGATGTAAACAACGTCCATTCCACCTGTAAATCGTTCATTAAAGATTTGTGCATATTTAGCGACTGCAGCAGCTAACCAACTTTTACCAGAACCGCCATTAGCATAGATGACTGTTACCATATTTTTGACGAGAAAGTCTGGCACGGCAAAATCAACTTCAACATTAAAGTCGTCGTGGCGGAGACCAGTTAAAAAATCAAGGTTTTTCATTGAAATAAATCCTGTTGTTTGGTGTCTTGTTGTTTGTTTTTTGCTTGTCGCAGATAGATTGTTCGCTCGGTGACGTTCATTTTTCTGGCTGCTTCTGCTTTGGTGTAGCCTTCAGCTAATAGGCGATTTGTTTCAGCATTGATCAATTGCTTTTGCTGGGCGTATAGGCGCGGAATGGCTAGCTTTTCATTTTTAAAATGATGCACGAAGGCTTTGTATTGCTCAGTGGTTAGAACGTTTTTTAATTGGCCTTTACCAGGCACGCGGATAGTAATGCCACCGAAGGCATTGACTAGGCGTGTTAAGCCGTCTAGCCCGATTATCTCGGCTATGTCACGGGCTAGTTCTGGTAGGTAGTCGTTTTCAGCCATTGCAGTTTATTTTTTCGCCTAGATGTTCGGATAGCATTTTTAATAAGCTGCGATTACGCTTCCATTTTGGCGTGTAGCTGCCTGCCTGCATGAGTAAACCAACGCAATAATCTTCGCCTAGTTTCAGTGTTTCTAAACTGGTTTCAATTTCATTTAGATAGCGACGTAGGTATTGCTCTTTTTCTAGTGCAGCTATTAGGGCTTCAAACTTTTTACGGCCTTTTAACCATTCAAGACGTTTTATGCCTGGTCTATTGTGAGGCTTATCACCTTTGCCGCCTGTTTGACGCCAGGCAATGGCTTCTGCGTATTGCCAGCTTAGGCCCATATCAGCGAGTAGCGCTTCAACCTTTGCCATGTAGGGGCTAGGATTAAACGGTACACGGCCTGCACGTTTAGCTGGTTTCGCGTTTAAGGCTTTGGCTTTTTTGAGTAGATCGACGCAGTGTTGCAGCTGCTTATCGCTCATGTCTTTGCAGCTTCTGTGGCCACCGTTTTGTTGCTGCCAATCTCGACGTTGATCATCATCGTCAAATAACTTTGATGTGCCAATATGGACGAGTTTTATTAGCGTGGTTCGGTTAGTCATTTGATAGAGCCTTTTGCTTTGTTCCGCTCACACCTTGATTAAAGTCTACTTTTTCACCATCACGTAACCCATCACTAAATGAAGAGTGGTCGTGTGATTTGGCTTTTTTTGTTCTATCAATTGGATCTTTTTTCACCAAGTTATTTGAAAAGCGTTTTTCTTTATACTTAGCTACAGCATTTAGCTCTTTTTCTGTTCTTTGATGGGGCGTTATTTTTTCAGATACAGCTAGAACCCATCCTTGGCAATACATGTCTGCACGACGCACTTTTGTTGATTGTTTTAATGACTTTCTAATAGTCTTTAAAAAGGCTGTTCTGTCTCGTTTAAGTTGTCTTAGTAATACTTCATAGGCATAGGATGAAATTTCAGCTGAACTTCCTATGCCAAAGAATTCAACTACGTTGATAAAAGCAAAGTTATTAGGGTTTAATCTCTTTGAATAAACTGCTTGCACGCCAAAAGCCGTGCTAACTAAGTCGACTAGCATGGCAATATGATTAGGTGGCGTATTACCTGCACCTGATTTAGTTGAATGTGATTCAACGTCACTAGCTGCTACTTCATCAGCAGATATTCCGTGTAATTCCATTAGCTTTTTAGCTTGACGTAGTGCTGTAGCAGCTTCATTGGCATTGCTACTCATAGCAAGACGTAAGCATTTTTTGATTTTATCTAGTATTTTTTTATCCACAATATTCTCCAATCACTTCTACCAACAAAGCCCCAATTAAGGGGCTGTGAGGGGGTAGGTTTAGCCTGCAACTACTTGGCGCGTACACCTTTCATTGTTTACTAACTTTTACCCTTGGGGCTTTCTCCCTACGTTTACATAATCAATTCTCCTGTTGGTTAATTAGCCTATAATTTGGCACCCTAAAACCCCAGTTAAGGGGCGTTTAAATCATGATTAATGGCCCGTCTCGTGGGCCAATCGGTTATCGCCTAAGCAAGGAGGGACTTATCGATAACTGCAGCGACTTATTAAACGCATTTAAGCGTGGCGGCAATCATCTGCGAGGCCGCCCATGAAAAAGTTATGCTGCAAATCTAGGTCTAAATTCTTCTTTTAGTTCGCCTGTTCCTCTAGATATATGATTGACGATACCGACAACATCATGAGCAAGATCTATATCATCTGCATCAAGTAGACCTTGTAGATTTAACGGGCATCCACTGCAATGACATGCAGATATATCCATAGCTAAATGAAGAGGGGTTGCCAGCGGCGCAAACCCTAGCTTTTTACGGTTTGAGTTGAATCTTTCAACGATTCTAAAGATGATGTCATATTCATCTTTTGTTAAATTTATGTTAGCCATATCTCAACTCACACTGATGCTAAATCAAGCGAAATAGCTTGATATCTATCTGATTCGCCAATGCGTTTATAGACCCTGACATAGACGGTTGAGCCTGTGACTTGCATTGATTCTGTTAAGGCTTCTATGGCTTTCATCCATAAGTCGTCGTCTATTTCTGTTCGCATTAGATCAACGACTTGTGCTGTTTTAATTTGTCCGTTTCTATTTGTTCTGAATGTTCGATCAATAACGGCTTTCATTTTTTGAACGTTGTCACTTCCACCTTCTGACCAGTTCATTAGACATTGATCAAATAGTGCTTTTGCTGCTTCTATTTCTTCTGTAAAAGCAATGTTGTCGGCATAGGTTCTCTGCACTTTGTATTGGCCGTTGTAGCTGGAAATGCTGACATTGCCTTTTTTGCCGCCCATGTTTATTTCATATTTATCAGCAGCTATTTGAATAAGATCGGCAATATCTCTAAGCGCTTTGGTTTTAAATGTTTTTAATTGTTCGCTTATTAGTTCAGCTTCTTTGGCTAGTGCCAAGGTGACTTGATCACGAAGTTTGTCTTGCTCTTTAACTTTGCTTTCTTGCACCAAGTTGCCGGAGCTATTTTCAACATAGCCTGCTGGTATTTGTTCTACTGGCATAATCATCTTTCGTCTCCTAGTGTTTATTTTGTTTAAGTTCGGGCACTAGCATCCATTGCACTTGGCAGCCTTCGAATTCTGCAGCGTAGCCTTCCCATGGTTTGCCGCCTTTGAATTCTCTTTTAAATAATCCACCTTTTAGGCCGAAGGGTTCTCTGGCAATGGTTTGAATAGTTAATATAGGCTTGGTGTTGCTTATTTCTATGCTTGTTACGGTTGCACCTCTTGCTTCTAGCATTGCCAGGCAAAAACTGACTTTATTTAGCTTTTCTGCCATTATTTTATTATTGAAATTGGTCATTGCTTATACCTCTA